AGGCCTTCGGGAATAAGCCCCGTTAACCTGTCAGGTGTGCCAACAAATTGTTCGCCGAACTCATCTAATACCGTGGATGCGTCCTGCATTCTTAGGGCAAAGGTCGCAGCCTGTCTTTGTGTGGGTTTTAATTCTGTCCCTGCGGCTTTAGCTCTTGGATCACTCACCACTTTCCCTGTTTGGGTATTTACTTGCCCTATAACATTTCCAGCTTCATCTCTTAGTGTTTCAAATTTTGCAGGTGCCTGCGTTACTGCCGGACCGCCCGCTGCTGCTTGCTGGCCAGGTGTTAATCCTGAAGCTGCAATCGTTTCTTGCTCTACTGCTGCAACTGTCCCTTTTATTTCCCCGGCCTGTTTTGCTTTTTGCAAATCACCCTGAATGCCGACAAGGGCCGCATCAATATCAGGGGCAAAACTTGTCCCACCGACCTCCACAAATCTTGCGTTTAAATCATTCGCGCTCGTTATCAGGCGCTCTATTTCACCCTCCAAAGCATCCGCAGCTTTTGTGGTGCCTGGTATCTTTGAGTCTTTTAGGTTAATAAGCTGTTGTTTGAATGTCTTGGCTTGCTGTAGCGTGGCAGCAATTCTTTCCTTGACAGCATCCCTTGTTTGTTTTTGCTGTTGTTGCTCGGCTTTTTGTCTTTGGATATCAAGGCCTTGCTGGCCCTGGCCTAATGCAACGTCTTGCTGCTGTTGTCCTCGCAATGTATTTTGCTGTTGGGTTAAGCCGCCAAGGAAAAACCCGCCTGTGTCTACTTGAATTGCCATGTTTTATGTCCCAAATGCTAGTAAGGATTCAGATGACGGAATTCCGCCGCCCCCGCCGCCGCCGAAAAGGCTACCTATAGAACTACCCAAATTTGCAGCGGAAGCTCCCCGGCCCTCTGCTGATTGTGCCGCTAATACCGCTTCCAATCTTGCATTGGCCCCTATCTGTGATGTCGCGCCGGAGATAAGCTGTGTGATGACCTCAAGCTGTGCGTTTTGCTCATCGATCTCAACTTGTGAAGCGCCCTGTTCTGCTGCAAAGGCTGCCGCAGATGTTTGCAATGCTGATTCAGCAGCGCCGATTGATAGGCTGGTTTTCTGGGCCAGGAGTTGATTTGTTACATCAAGCTCTTCCAGAAGTGAAACCGCTCTGGCCTCCGCTATATCTTGCGAGAGCTGTTGCTCTTGTCTGTTCTGAACATCTTGCGCAAAGGAAGATCCTAAAACCCTCCTGCGTGCCAGATTAGCTCTTAAATCAGATTTTGCCGCTGCGCCTCTGTTGGTCAGCGTGCTTACTCTTGCTTTTGTTAACTCCCCAAAACCGGGGCTGACCCGTTCTAAAAGTCCCTGGATACCACCTATTCCTTCACCGAAAGCGCTGGCAATTCCAGGTGCAAATATCCCCCTGATATCCCCTGCTTGTTGTAGGAGGGATGCTTTTAAGGCATCAACAGCAGAGCGCCTTTGGCTTCCTTCTGCCTCTGTCAATCGAGCTTTTCCGTTTACAAATCTTAGGCTTAAGCCTCCGCCTGTAAAAGGCAATAGAGACGGACCGCCGCTTGTTGAGCTTGAACCGCCGCCGCCGCCAAATAAACTGCCGCCTAGTTGTGAGCCAATTGCTCCACCGGCAGGTCCGCCAATAAGGCTGCCGCCAATACCGCCTACGATACTTCCTATGCTGCCCGACATCTAGGCCCCCTTACTTTGAAATAACGCATATTTTTCATCTCCATTAAATGTTCCTACACGGCGGATAATTCCGTATTTTGCTATATATGTGAAAAAGGGATTTGTTTCCCATTTTGACCAAATCAAAAGGGTTTTTATCCCTCGTAAGTCAAGAATACTTCTTGCTGTGCCTTCAATTTTGTTTCTAGAAGTCGCCCAAGGAAACCAATCAACATGTATTTCTAAAGCTCTCGCGTCTTGCCTAATAGAAACCAGCCCAATAGGCTTATCTGTCACGACAATCATCAGTTCCGAGAGTTCCGAAAATCCCGCAACAGTATTTGTGAATTTGTCTTTGTTTAAATCGGGCTTTATAAAATCTTCCCAAACCCCCATGCGATACGCTGCCCATAAATAAGGCATGTGATCTATATCAATAGGGACAAGTGAGATTTTGCGTGTCAGAAGTCTTGAAAGAAGGTTTTTCTTTAAACTTCTAGCTCGCACCTCCAAATCTGAAGCTGATTTCGTTGATTTCGATTTCTCCGGTGCCGGAGTATTCGATTTCGATTTGGAATTCTTCCGAGTTCCCCGTTTGGTCGAATTTTTCTCTTCTGAATCTTCCTTCAAAGGGGACTCCCCAGAAGAAATCTCCTCCCCAAAAGAGGGTGGAACTGCCCCAGAACTGGGTTCCAGGTGTTCCTGTGAGCGGGACTGTAAATGACTCATCGGTTGGCTCACTTCCTGCAAATAAGAATTTTATGGTTATCGTTTCGTTTGTTCCTGAACGATAGGAAACATGACCCTCGAAATTGTAGAAAGACATTTCCGGAGGCAGCTTGAACAGCTTGGAGCGCCATTTCATAACTATATCGTTGGCCCCAGCATCACCGGATGTTCCGACCCCTTCAAGGCGGAAGATATTGCCGCTGGCATCTCCCATAAATATATATTCAAGGCCGTCATCGGGATCGACAAGCATCATCATTGTTGATGGGTTCATATCGAATGAATGAGAGGTTACCAATTGCGCCCATGGGGAAAGACCAGAACCTACAAGGGCTTTGGTGTATTCCCATATAAACTGTTGGCCGGTGGGATGAAAATAAACTTTGTCCGTTCTGGGATTATAGGCAATGGTCCAGTCTTTTAAATCAACAATGTCCGGTTTGATCGGCTGTGATAAATCATCACCTTCAACCTCGCCAAACTTATCCGTAGAGGCCAGAGATTCTATTCTTCCAACCCGCCCATAAATAATATCATTGCCTGCATAGACCACGGCCTCATCGCCCGATGCAAAGCTTCTGGGGTGAAGTTTATCAATCGCCGTGTCCGAGGGGTCTTGTCCCACTATCTTATAGATAGAGCCAAACTCTGAAGAAACCGCCATAATACCAAATGCAGAAGCCAGGCCATTTACTGCCCTTAAATCAGGTGTCAGTAGAAAATACGGATCATCCAGCCCTATAGCCGATGTTGGCTTGTCTTCAGTTGATAAAACATTATGGTCGCTAATTTTTGAAGACACAATCATATGCTCGGTTGTCACCGAATTAGAAATTACATTGGCGTATCTGGCTCTTTCATCCTCAACAAAACAATATCTGGCCTTAAAATCCCCGGTGAGATTATGGGTCATATCTGTAAGCGAGCCGCCATCCCATTGCTGTACGACATCACGAGAATTTAAATCGGTTAAAATAACAAGATCATCCAAAGACCAATAATGATGTAAATGCCCTCTCATTTGCATAAGCGGGTCTACAGTCCCGACTTGCACAAACCCGCCCGATACTGAAAAACTGAAAACTTTCGCACCGGCCTGGACCAGCATCGTGGTTGTGCCATCCGTTTGCACAAGCGTTGCGAACCCTCTGATTTCTGCCCCATTGGGAGCTGTGCCGATTAAATCCAAAGGCTTGCGATTTCGTAAGTTTCGGTTATTGAGATCCAGAGTGAAGTTTTGCCCCGTTGCCGCCTCTCTCGCGTCTATTTCATCTTCTGAAGCAGAGGAATTCTGGCCGCCGCCAAATTTTAATACGATACTTAAATCATCCTGCTTTTGGCTTTCCGGCATTTAAGCCTCCAATGGATCAGTTATATTTATTCCTGCGCCGCGCTCTGGTGTCCATGATGTTCTGGCCTGTCCTTTTGTCATCAGAGAGACAGCCAAACCCAGAGATTTGTTATATTCCCCGGCATCAAATGAACGCTTCTTATAACGAGATATAAGCTCGGTCACACCGGAAATAAGGACCTCAAAGACAGTGTCAGAAAAGGGAAAAATGTCGGCAGCCAAAGATAAGGTTATCTGTTTATCGTATTGATATGTATAGACATCCCCGTTTTCTTGTGCGGTAGGAATGGCATTCAAATAAAGCAAGCCATCAGTTGGTCTGATAGCAGCAAAACTGGCCTGACCCGTATAGTTTGCCGGTTGTATTTGATCCCTGAATATTTGCTCATACCCACCATTATATTCCCATATTTGCAACCCTCTTGTTTGCTCTACCAAAGGATAACGAAGCTGGACCAGATCGGTTTGAAGGGTGTAATCTCTATCATTTGTAACAAGCGTGATCGTGTTTTCAGAGAGTTCCGTGGATAACGGCTTATCGGAGGCGTCATAAAGCTCGATTAATATACGGTTCCATGCCTGGACGGTTTGATCTATTGTGGTTTGTCTTTGGGAATCTGTCAGTGAAGCCAGCTCGCCTGAATTGCCTTTAATATAGCCGAGCTGTTTTAAAACCTCATTGACACCATCCAGCAGTGTTTTGGCCATTATTCACCTTTCAAAGCGGCTATAATTTCGCCCTTTTTCCTGGCATGGGTTTCAATGCCGCGCTCTTTAGCAGCTTTCTTTAAATCCGGCCATGAAAGAGACTCATAACCTGCATCACCCTCATCTTTCTTTGCATCAACAATGGCCGCGATGATTTCTTCTCCTTTCATACGGGTCGTATCAACGCCCAATTCCCTGGCCTCTGCCTGCAAGGCATCCCAATCCGTAGCCTCATCTTTGGTGAATTTTTCTGAAATCGCTTTGCGTTTGGCCTGAATATTATCATCCATAACCTTTTCCTGCTCGATAAGGTCACGCGGTTTGGCAACATTAAAACCGCCATATTCAGCGGGCGTTACTGTCAAGCCATCAAGTGTAAGCTCATGCTCATGCGCTTTTGCATAAGCAAGCATTTCGGTGTGCGGCATATGCTCTGTGATGTTGTCATGACCGTTATGTTTTAAAATTATATAAAGTCCTGATCGTCTGAACTTTGCCAAAGTCGGCCTGTCATCCACATTTGTTTTCACACGTTGCGAGGCCGGGATATTTAGAATTGCGTTACTGGTAAGCATTTTGACTCCTTAAAGGTTAAAAAGGGGGGCATACTAGCCCCCCCTTCTCACTTATAGACTTGTAGCACCACTAATGAGCGCTCTACCCCATGTGGAGTTAAGCACCGCACCACCGTGCCATGTTTTATAAGCAATGGTTTTGATTTCATTAAACGGATCAGACGTGCCGCTTGAATCAAAGCCCTTGATAATCAACTCAATGGAATCGGGCATTTCTTCGAGAGATGCCGTATAAATTCCATCTGTGTGTGAGTCACCAAGCGCAACCGATCCAAGGCATTCCATGCCGTAAATGACGGTTGAGTAGATGTCAACATCGGTTATACCACGAAGGCCCGTACCTGATACGGTGCCACCAGCGGCTAAATCAATTGTTGCATCAGATGAGCGAATAAACCGCACACCCGTTCCAGCCGAGGCAATCATACCAAACTCACCTTTGACCACTCTCGTTTGACCGGCATATGTCTCGTAAGACTTAAAGCCGGGAAGTTGAGAGATGTCAAAAGCAACATCTGGATGAGTAAGACCCCAAAAGGCCGGTAGTATAGGCGTTGTACCAACGCTTGTTTCACCCGTTGATAGCGGCATGAAAGGTACGGCATTGTTTCTCTCCAGCGTGTTAACAATTGAGTTAACAGAATCCAGAGTGATTTTAGAAACAACTGCTCCCGTAGAAGCGGCCCCACCAGCAAAGACTTTCGTAAGATTGTCTTCCGCTACGTTCCTTTGAAGCATATTCAATGAACGACCTGCGGCAATAGCCAGAGAGCGAACAATTGAATCGACCTGTCCGGTTGGGTTGAAATGTTCAACTTCTTCTGTAAGCGCGATAACCTGTCCAAATTTAGACACGAGTGCGGTTACATCGGTCTGCGCTGAAGCTTCAGTTGAGCGGCCACCAAAGAAAGTGGCGTTACCTGTTTGCTCTGCCAGTGCAGTTGTTGAAGGTGTTACAGCATCCGTTCTACGCCATTTGGCTGTAGCAGCCCCACCCTGTCTGACCAGATTCGTAGGCATTGTGCCTGTGAAATATGGTGCAAGCGGGGTAGCTTGACGCAAGAATGTTTGCTGAAAGATTGCATTAATGGGGAGTTGAACCTCCACATTAGTTGCGGATAGAGTAGCAACCATAATTTTACTCCTTTATGGTTAAAATCCTCCTCTTCCTGCTCGTCTTTCTTCCTTGAAAAGCTTTGCTTTGTAATTCTCAAAATCAACATCTGACATTTTTGCCAGGTCAACTTGAGTTTCAGTATCGGAGGATGTTGATTTAGAATTTAAAACCGAACTAGCCACCGCATCTCTTGTCTCTGTTAAATCTTTATCTGCAATTGCGCCGATAAATTTCTGCAAATCAGCACGAAGACCTTGTTCAATCTTGGCCCACGCAACGGGATTATTCTGTCTTTGAATATAAGCGTTGCGTAGACGCGGATCATCGTCAGCCTTCATGTTTAGATATGCTTTAACGAATTTATTATCCACATTAAGATCACCCCTAATGGACGTAACAGCTTCATCAAGCTCTTTTGTTGCCGTAGCACGCGTATTATCTTCCGCCTGCCGCTTTAACATGTCCAAAAGTTGTTTTGTTTCTGAGTCTTCGTTAACAGTAGACTTTTCTTGCGGTTTCTTTTCGGTTTCACCTGTTTCTGAATATTCCTCTAAGAGGTTATTCAGGTCTAAATCCTGTGCGTTGCTTTCCTCAGTAACAGGCGGGGCCTGCTCGTCGGGCTGTTCAACCACGGCTTGCTCGTTTTCCATAGATTACTCCTTGGTTAATAATTCCAAAATCATTTGACCTTGGAAAATCCGTCCGGAATCGAATTTCCAGTTGGAAACTTGTTGCTCATCACTAGCTTTGTCCTGCTTGCGTGAGTCCTTGTATAATGGCTGGGGTGGCATCAGCGCCTCCAGCTCCTTGATTAGCGCCGGGAAGTTGGGGTGTTCCCTCAACTCCACTATCAGTGCTTGTGAAAATGTCGATGTCACTTATTCCACCATCAGTTAAAAGTTTGCGCGTAATTGCATCATAATTAAGAGGCTTTGCCAGACCTTGTTGAACTGCCAGTTGATTGACTTGTATCGCTGTTAGAATGGCTTGCTGCTGGGTTTGTTTTCTGGCTTCGCTTTCTTGTGGTCCGGATGAGCCAAAGACCTCTATAAAGCCGTTTTCAGGTAAGAAATCTTTCGACACCTGCACAAAACCATTGAATTTCTCAATAAACACCTCTTCTGTCCGCCCCCCCAATGCCTCTCTTTGCATGTCATAAAACATGTACATCCAGCGGGTCATAGGACCGTGAATCGTCATTCTGGCGTAATCAACCGTTCTAACCGTCCCTCTGGCAATCTCCTGGTCCTTCGCAAAAGCTGTCGTGTGAGAAACGGTTTGCTCGCCTAATCTGGGGGCATTGATGCCTGTTACATCGGAATATTGACCTAATAAAGAGGCATAGCCGCGAAATAAAGAATCCGGATCACCGATTTGATGAACCTCAATGCCGCTTTCCGTCTCCCATTGCGCACCAGGGAAAATCTGGGGACCACCACTGGCTTTAAAATTAATAATATCTTTTGAATACGATACTGGTGGTTCCGTATTTAAAATAGCTGATTGCAAAAATCTGTTTAACGCTTCAGAGGCAGCCCTTTGTATTGGGGCTCCCTTCATTAAAGGAGAAGTCGCATATGGGTCTTCCACGCTCTCTTGTTGATAAGGCACGTTAATATAAGAAGAATAGGGGGCTTTTCTAAATCTAAGCCGTATTAGAGCCGTTGATTGATTGGCTCTGGAAATCTCTCCAATGGCAACAGTTGCGATTATGTTTGGCAAGAACTCTGATTTTCCTCCAGAGATCGGAACAATCATATCGCCTTCATATTCTATATATTCTATATTCCCCTTTCTATCGGCCACCAAACTGGCTACAGCATCGGGCATCCAGCCGCCATCTTCATTATTAGGGTCATTGGAGCCTTTCTTGGCAGCCAAAAGAACATCCTCTAATCGTTTGAATTGATGGAATATCTGCGCAGGGCCTAAAACCGTGCCATCAGCCATAAAGGCGTTTTCCATGTCATCCAGAAAAACATCCTTGATCGAAACCGGGGCTAAAATCGGTATTTTAACCGAATTATCCGTTGTTCCCTTGGCATGGTGAATAAAAACAGGCTTTTTGGCCAATCTTGCCCTGCCGATACCGTTTCCGTATTTTATGGCATCGGAATTAATTAAATCCCAGGTTCTTCTATGCTCAAACTGCCGCAATCCATGTTTGACAAAGCCTGCAACATAATCATCAACATTTTCCTGTGTAATTTGCGAGGCAGGATCCAATTCATCGTTAATCACAAAACCGGCATTGTCTGCAAATCTTTCCAGAAATTCCCGGTTAGCATTCATTCTCATTCGGAACCAATCGCCGGTATCAGGGAAAAGCATATTTAAAGCATCAGCCGTTAAAACCTCCAGGGCTGTTGATTGGTTGGGTATCTCGATTTCAGGCATCCATGCCTTGTGCGGGATAACCTTTCCTTTTTGTCTTTTTGACTTAACCTCCGGCTTTAATGCAAGCTGTCGGTCAATATCACGCCACATTCTCTCTTTGTCTTTTCTTTTTCTCTGGCGGCGGCGATGCTCATCAATGACGAATTCAACAATCTTGGCATGTTCCGCCTTGGTAAACTTCTTTCCTGTTTTTTCTTTTACTTCAGACATCCGTTTTTCCTAAAATTCTGTAATTGCTCTCTTGCCCTAACCTCGCATTCTCTAATGCGGTCATCGGGTGTTTGGCCGGTAAGCATTGGTGTGGTGTAGAATTCGCCCAGAAAAACCGTATCGCCGTTTCCAAAGGCATACATTGTCTTATAATGTGCTTCATTGTGATCCTGATCCGCCTGCCTCGAAAACCCATCTGAGATGTAAATCTCGTAATCTCCCTGTATTTTCTTGACAATTGACATAGAACGTGAGTTTACGTACTTCTCGTAAGTCTCCAGATTCATAGATATGCCTCGGTGGGCATAACACCGGATTGCCTTTCCACATATTTAGGCCGGGCATAACGCAGCATCATCACGGCGTAGAAGACTGATTTGATACAATCATCTAACTTATCAACCACGACGCCATCTTTCCTGTGGTAGTTTCTCATCTCTTCCAAAAGCTGATGCTCTGTGTTGAAAATCTTAAATCTGCCGGATCCTATGCGCTCGTAAATATCCATGATGATCTTTTCCACCGATTGACCACCGCCAACATCATTTTTGTAACGCGCTGATTTGGAAAGTAGATTCAAACTTTTATCTTTGTAATTGCTTATTAATTGCTCTCCTTTTCCCTTCTCGGTGTTCAGACCGTCATGTGGCCAGGAAACAGGGGTATTATTGGGATATCCTCCACCGCAGGCTTTTATGATTTCCGCGTGATGGGCAGCATCCATATGCTTTTTCTTGGTGGATTTGGAAACATAAATAATGTCGTTATCCGCATCATAAGTAATTCGTGAAGTTGCGGCTGGGTGGTTCCAGCCAAAATCAACGCCGACAATCTCCGGGTAGTAATCTGGAATGGTAAACGGCTTGCAACGATAATCCTCTTCCGCGAAAGGAAATATCCTACCCTCTCCCATCATTGGGATACCCTTTGTCCTTGCGTCCTTTTCGTGGTCCGGGAAGGATTCCAGGGCTAGTCTTTTTGATTCCTCATCAATATGAGGCGCATCGTCCCAGGTGACATTCTTAACAAAAGTCCCCTCTTTGCCTTCACGATAGTGCTGGACCAGATCGGTTAGACCTGAAAGCGGTGTAAACGTGAGAATAATAATTCCCTTGGAGGTAATAATTCTGGTTCTGCTTTCAGTGTAAATCTTATAATCAGGTTCTTCATCCATCCACACCACATGAGGCGCGGTGCCTTGCCATTTCTTCCAGCCCTGCTCATAGGATTTGCCCGTAATGGTGGTCCAATCGCCTGATACATGCTTAATCTTTGCCATGTCAAACACATCGCCAATACCGCATTGTCTTTTTGTGACATTGCCGATGAGATATTTAGGGATAGCGCCCGAGCCTAGTTCCTCGCCCATACCGCCCAGAAGTTCTTTCTGAACAATATCGCGTAGCTCTCCGTTGGTCACGCCACCAACCCAGATCAGAACAGCGCCATCAAATCTCCTGCCCTTCCACCAATCCGGGTATAGTCCGGTGGCGTGAAAAGCAACCTCATGAGCCGCAGAATAGGTTTTTCCAACCCGGTTGGCAGCCGAGAGCATGCGTTCCGGGTTATCTATTCCTGCGTCAAAAAAGTCCTGTTGCCATTGATAGGGCTTGAATCTATGAAGTTTATTATATTTCTTTATTTCCTGAAGCCGCTCAATCGCACTCATGTATTAGATAACGCTTGCGACAATAACCCGCACCGTAGTTGAGGCCAGATTAACTGTGGCAGTAGATTCATTTTGAAGGCGAAGTTCAATCACCGTATCGGCTTGCACATAGGCGGTCAGGATCATATCCTGAAGATCAACGCCAAGAGAAACACCGACAATGATATCCCCCAATGAAACACCGACACAGGCTGTGATTTGAACAGTTTCACCCGCGCCATCAACGAGCGAGGCAAAATCAACTGTAGCCTCGTAATATTTATGACCCAGGACATTCCCCGTTGCCGTCAGAGCAAGCAGGTTTTGGTGTTCTTTAGCATCGGTGTGTGAGTATTGAAAATCCGCCACATTTGCATCTATGGCTTTTGAAGCAGCAACCATAATTTATCTCCTTAAAATGTTATGATTAATTTTTGCGATTATTGTTTGAATTCGATATCGCAGAATTCGAATGTTTTAAAGGGGACCGCCCTTTATTCCTGTCCAATCGACCTCTTCCCCCTTGGGGACAGCGGCACAACGTCCGTGTTTAACTCCGTTTTCAAACCATTTTTGATAAACAAAATCATATTCCCCGCCGGTAATGGTACGTCCTTCTTCGATAGTCATACTAAATTCTCTCCTTCCAAAATTTTCTTTGTATTCCCGCTCATTGAAACAACCCTGCCTTCAAAATAAGGCCGTCTTGATTGCCATTCTCTAAAACCGCCCGAGCGTGAGAAATTTGACTTCACCCAAGGTGGATCAAAATAATGACCCTCATCGTCCAAAGGAGCACCACATATATAAATCTGGTCATAGCCCAGAGCGAGGCCGGTCATCACTGCGTTTAAAGTTGAGGTTCCGCCTCCGCTCCAGCCCCATTTTACGGCCCTGGGCACTTCAAAACATGAATGCAACTTGATATTTTCGTTTTTTGTATAATACTCATTAAAATTCGGCCTCCGCGCAGCACGCCATTGTATTAAGAGCGCGTCATTGGAATACCAGTGCTTTAAAGAGTAAGGAAGATGCATTCCCATGTCGTTTACGGCCATAATGTCGAAACGCTGATGATAAGCGTCCTTAAGGCCAAGTTTTTGTAAATCACTCCAGATTGTGCGCCCGGAAGCACATATTGCCAACTCTCCACTTTCGCTGCCAGCAATATCCGGCCACTCATCGGAGAATTGCCTAATATCCATGTAATCCGTAATGTTTTAGCTTTATACTCGGCTCTGCAATGACTTTAAAGCCCAATTCTCTCGCCATACGGCAAAACTCGTAATCTTCTGAAAGCTCGATGCCCTCCCTCACAGGAAAATGGAAAAATCTAATCCTCGTCCCGTCTTCGACTTTTTCTGTTTCGACGTGGCTGCTCATTTTCTCAAAGACTT